GTTCTTCAGGTCTCATACCTGGTTCAAAAACTTTAGCTCTTAATAAGTTAAGAGTCATATCTTGACCCCCCGCCAACAATATGTTTTCATCTGAAGCAGTCAGATAACCAACTTTGATGGCATCTTTTTTATTTTTGTAAAACATACCAGCTGAGGGTAGTGTTACCACATCGTGTGGTAAGGTGAAATTCATTTGTCCGTATTCTTCTACATTATTTTCCATAATAAAAAACCGTAGGGGTTGTCCCTACGGTTAAATATAACGTCTTAAAAAAATTAATAAAGATTAATAAACAAGAACACAGCGGTCCATTCTTAGTGTTGCTGTGATTGTTGCTAAAGCATCCTGACTGTAACTTAATTGGTTGAAGTTTACGTCTGTTAAAAATGTTCCATAAAGAATCCATTTTTCTACAACTACACCAGTTGGGTCCAACATTTCGAGGTCTATGTCTTTTTTGTAACCTGCGGCATATCCCATACGACCTGTTACAGATTCAGCGTGTAAACGAACCCACTCCATAAGTGCTTGTGCAGCTGAAGGACCAATCGGGTCACGGAATGTTACGTTTATAGTTTGCCAATTAAATCTACCCGCAACAAATGTAGATGTATTTAAAAATTGTATTTCGGTAGCACCAATCATAATGTGAGGTCTTGATGTACTTTCTACAAACCATTCGTTAATCCCCAAAGAGGATGGAAACCTTAGAATAAAACGATTCTGACGTTTTGGTTCGTAAGGTATGGGCATTTTCATTAATAAATCAGCCATTGTGTAAAATTTTTTTCTTTAACGTTTTTATTTTCTTATAAATATAACTTCGGTGAAAATATTTCTCTTGACTTTATTCTTTCAAAATATTACTATTGCTAGTACCAGTTCCAGTTTAGTTAGTTATTTATTTCTAGTTTATTCTAATTAATTACTTAACTAGTTAGTATTTTTTCTTTATTCCTCCAGCAGTAGAATAAGTTTGCACATTTTCTTTGTCCTTAAAATGTGTTTTCATTGCTTCAAGATTTTTTAAATCGTCATCTGAAAAACCTATTTGGGGTTCTGCAGGAATAAAGTTATTGGCGATGTCTTTCTTTAATACAGCTTTTCCTTTCAAAAGTGAAGCCATACTCTTGACATAGTAAATGAAGTTTTCCATTGCCCTTACCTTCGCCTTTTCAGGGTTTGACGCACCAGTCGTATCACCAAAACTTACAGGATTGTATCTATTAAGTTCTAAGTAAGACCTGATTAATTGGTCGTCAGTCATTTCTTCTTCACCAGCAAAATCACGATATTTCTTTAAGTTTTTAACTAACTTATTTTTGTTAATACCCTCAAAATTATTGATGATGTAATTGTAGACCCCCTCTTTGAGAGTATCAGGGTGGTGCCCCCTTGCTGTGATGATTGCAAATATAGAACCATTATTTACCGCTTCAACAAAGTCAGCCCAAGCAGGACCTGTTTTAGCTCTCATAGCGTCGACCAAAAAGTCGTCATCTCCTTCGACCCTAAAATTTCGGAACGGATTTTCTGCATAACCCACAATTGTCTGACCATCATAGTCAAAATTTTCTTTACCAATTTTTTCACGGTAAAGAGCGAAGTCCTCAGTTGTCATAGGTACTTCATCACCGGTTTCATCTTCCAAGATTATTTTAGTTGGCATATGAACGATGTTATCATCCCAGTCAAAAGCATAATACTTCAAATCTGGTGTACCTTGTTTTGTTATACCCTCTTTAAATTCTTTTTTCATATAAAGGCAAAAAGTGGGGTTTTACCCCCACTTTATAATTTCGATTTATTAAATGTTCTCGAACGAAGCTCCTGTAGGAGTAATCAAGAACTCGATGTCAATAAATTCAAGTGCTTTAGTTGGTTTCAAGTAAATCTTACCTGTTAGGGTGTTTCTATCCAAATCTTCAGGTGAAGAACTTACTGTCACACGGAAGTCATACAAACCTCTATCTCTTCTGATTGAATCAAGAATTGGGTTTACAGAATCCAAGAACTGTTGTCTTACAATTTCATCGTTTTGTTCAAACAATAATCTTACCGCCACAGCTGAAATCAATTTACGAGCCTGTAACAACAATCTTCTAACATTTAATCTGTTTAGCGCTGAGTCAGCAACTTGAAGAGTTTTGTTACCCCAAATTACTGTTCCAACGTCAGAGAATGTTGCGATTGGGTTGATACGTCCCTGATAAAGAGTATCTCTATCTTCCTGTGTTAGTTTCAATCTTGCTTTGACAGAGTTAACTAAACCTCTTGTGTAACCCGCCGTTGCGAACCAAGGGAATGAAATATTATCTGTCAATGCTAAGTTTCTACAAACTTCACCTGTTGGTGGTAAGTAGATTTGTGTATTATTCACAGTGTCTCTAACCAAAATCCAAGGGTAATAAGTTGAAGTGTAAGATGAATCAATTGCGGTGTTATCTAAGTTATCAACTGCCTCTTGTGGGTAGATAATTTCGTACTGACTACCTCCGTCTGGAGTGTACATATTGTAGTCAGGTGTTGTAACAATGTAAACTGAGTCAGCTCTTTGTTGTTCAACAAGACCAATTGCTGCTTCACACAAGTTTGAGTTATTAACGTAATCAATACTTGCTGTTGCAAATACGTTTATGTTTGTTGATTCAGGATTGTCAAATGTTAACATACCCAACAAATAAGCGTAGTAATCAGAGTTTGCAAAATCCTGAGTGTTGTTAGCAACGACGATTCTTTTAAAAGTTCCATCACCAGTCGCGTTAGGGTACCTCACTGATGGGTAAGCACCCTGTAAGTAACCTGACGCACCTAATGCGAATCTGTCCTGATTTGTTCTGAACTCTCTGTAAGCATCCCATCCATCAAAACCACCTTGGAAACAGAAGGTAAACTTTCTCGAAAACAAGAAATAGTAAGGATTATCTTGAGTGTCAGGGTCGTCTGTAAAGTCAGCAACACCACACACAAACGCCGCTTGACCACTTGTTACATAACCGTCTGAGATGGTAACAACAGTAGCGCCTGAGTCCATATGGAAACCTTGAGTTAGGTAGTTCCAAGGAGTAGAATCAGTAGCCAAAGTCCAGTTTGTCACAGGGTTTTGTTTACCTTTGTATTGTAACAAGTCTGAGTCAATACCTAAAGAACTTGACATACCTAAATATGTTCTTCTTACAACGTCACCTGATGTAGTTGTTATGTTTGAACCACCAGCAGTTGTACCAAATGGAGGGTCATAAACAGTTTCACCTGGAAAGAAGTATTTGTTTTTGATAATTGGGAATGGAGATGGGTTTGTTGCAGTCTCGTATACACGTGACTCCAATCCGTAGAATCCACAAGGAAGTGCATCTACAGGTGCTTCATCGGACATTTCAATCATAATATAAGTTGAGTTCAATGGGAACTCACCGTTAGAGGAACCAATTTTCTTACCAACGAAACTGTTAGAGAATGGGTCCATAGTACAATTAGTGTATTTTTCGTAAACAACAGGATTTGCATCAGTATCGAAGAAATCTCTAACTAAGACATCAAAAGTCATATTTCCAAATGAAATGTTTTGAATTGAAATTTTGATTTCAGTGTTAGCTGAGTCCCCATCAGAAATTGATACAAATCTAAAAAGTTTGTAAACCTTATTACCTCTCAATTCAGATACAACATATGGTGTCTTAGGAGTTTGGTATTTCTCTAAGTACCAAGCAATTGAGGTAGTAGAAGTAGTGTCTCTTGCTTCAGGTAGTGCAACCAAGTCACAATTCAAACCACGAATGTAACCTTTATTGTATCCGTAGTTTAATAAACCTGGGTAAGATTCTTCAACAAACAATGGAGTTGTAAATCTTGACTTACTGAAGTTTGTAAGACCCAATACTTTTGTAATGTAATTTGTATCATTAGATTGGAATGAACAATCAAATGTAAATCCTGAACCTTGATAAGTTACACCACTAATTTGGAATGGTGCGAACGGTGATAAATTAACACCAGAGTAAGCTCCTGAACAGTTCATAACAACATCAGTAAGACCTGTAACTTGATAATTCATACCGTGGTTGTTTGAGTCATAAATTGAAATACCTCTGGAACGTAAAGTAGCAATAACTAAATTATTATAATCACTAAATGCAGTACCACTATATGTGTAAACACTACCTGAAACAGTTCCCGAGAATGTGGATGATGCTCCTGTGTAGTAGTTTGTCACTGCGTAGTTCCAAGAATAACCTGAGTAATCGTTATCAGTGTAGTTGTTGAACGCAGCGTAATACCAAGGGTCATTTACACCATCAGTTAAATCAGCATCATCAAGATTTAAATTGTCACAACCAAAAACGTTGTCTAAAGTTGTGTATGTCCCTTCCAAGTTACTAAACCCTGAAGAAGAAACACTACCATAAACGTTAACAGTGTTAGCGGAAATAGATGTATTACCTGAAATTGACTGAATGAAAGTTAAGAAATCAGCACCGTATGATGATGTTGAACCATCATTCAAAGTATATTGAGTGTTTAAGTCGTTACTTACTTCAGTAGGTAGTGCGCTAGTAAAAGTAATTGAAGTACCAACTGATGACCCAGTAAATGTTGCCGACCAGTTTGATACACCTGCATTCAAACCAACAGTTGTACCGTCTACGTTGGCAACAATTCTGATAGACCAAGATGGACCCGCATCATAACCTGACAAACCGAGAACCCTTGTTACAAAAAGTTGGTTAGATTGTTGTAAATAAGATTTAGCGATGTAAGCGGCCTCGTACTTTGGGATTTGAGTACCTATAAATTTTACAGGTTCGGTTCCCCCAAAGAAATTTTGGAACTCATCGTAATTTGTGATAAAAATTGGTTCGAAAGCTGGACCTTTTAAAGTTTCACCTACTACACCCAAGGTGGTTACACCCACGCTCTGTGCTACAAATGATAAATCTGTTTCGGATGTATAGACCCCAGGTGATACAAAAACCTTTGAATTAACTTGTGTTGCCATTCGTTATTATTTTCTTGATGTTATTTATTTCTTCATAAATATTAGAATAAAAGACAAAAAACTTGACTTTTGAATATGTATTTGTAAACAGGCGCCTTTTTTTCTGCCTTTTTTCTACCTTATGGAAAAACCCCGTCGTAATATCAAGAACATAAAGATTTCTACAGAGTCACATTTGTTACTAAAAAAACACTGTGATAAACACGGACTCAAAATTCATAAGTTTTTAGAAAAACTTATTTTTGAAAAATGTAAAGAAAGTAAGGATATCTACGGAGAGGATTAAACCAACTTTGCTGTAAAATCTACTTTAGCAATTTCCCCTGCAGTTTCTTTAGTAACTTCAATCAAAATAGTATCTGAAGTATTGAGCTGAATTTTGTTTAAATCAGAACCATAAAAATTACCGTTGATGTAAACATCGAAAGTATCGACATTAAGTGTTGTATCCAAATTCAAATCAATTCTGTAGTCAATTACGTCACTTAAAGAAGTGTTTCCTGAGGTATATAAAAAATTGAAAGGAAATTGGTCGGGATTTGGGGGTGATGGTTTTCTATGTTTGTTTGCAGACAACTGTGTGTCTACTTCATATAATTGTAAAACCCTACTAACAGCTGGTTTAACCTTGAATTCTTCCTCGTCAATTAAATAACCTAACATAGTAAAGTCATAACTTTGAACGTAGAACTTCCTTTTTTCCAAATCCAAAACTGATTGGTCCGTGATATTCGTATTGATGATTGGTACGTACTGCCCTTTGATGAAAGTATATGCTTGTCTCGATGCAAATGTTTGTAATACATTTTTATTGAATGTATTAAGTTCTCTCATACGGTTACAAATAATTTTTACCTGATAACTTATATCAACAGGTACGGGCTGAGGGATAGTATAAACATCATAACCCTTCATATTTCCATTCCAAGTTGGAACCGTTGCATAATAAAATTGTTTTCTTACAGGAATTGTATATTGTGTAGAAGGATTAGTTCCGTATTTTACTTCAGGTATCCTAACAACTGTTACAAACGGAGGTAATGTGTTAAAATCAGGGTCTTTAAAGTTCCAAGTTTCAGTAAACTGTGACCAGTTCTGAGTTGTTATGATTTTATCAACTACAGGAACCTTTTGACCTGACACTATTGTTTCCAATTCAGTCTTAACAAAATCAAGCATACCTTGGTCTAAGTCAGCGTGTAACACCGACTTCGGCAAATATGTCCCATCTTTATTAATGTACTCGAGTAATTCTTCTCTTCTTGCAGATAGAATCTTTGGTGGAACTAAATCAATATTCGGTTTGACTTGTTTAGGAAATGCCATTAGTTACCATTAAATTCGTTTATGTTTACAGGAGTAGCAATAATGGTCCTGTAAAAAGGTTTATATCCACCATAGGTGTGCCTATTGTCTGAAACCACCCTTCCGTCGTCCGCAACAGAATAATATCTAACTTTACTTTCAGTTTCATAATAACCTATATAATCACCCATCATAATGTCTACCCCAAGTTCATCCAAATAAGATTGATAAACTGAGAATTTCATATTACCTGGCTCATTTTGTTCAATTCTACTACCACCCAAATAACCTGCGGTTGGAGCTAAAATTTGAACCAATCCTTTAACTTCAACGGGAGCCAAGAAATTGATACCCCCCTCTAAAGCCTCACCATATACATCATCGGTTCTTGTCTTGTATCTATCAATACGGTAAAGTATCACAGTGAAATTCATATCTCCCTCGAGCCACTCCTGACCCATAGAAATATCTAAGGCATAATCTTCACCACCAAAAAATTTACCAAGTCTTGTAATCGGGACTAGTTTATCGGTCATATTGATAAATACCAATATTCTTATTATTATTACGTAAAGTATATCTGAATGTCAGTGCCAATGACTATAGAAAGCAAAGCTATAAAAATTTTGGAGGAATATCAGGGGGCAAACAATTACATCCTGAATCTAAAATCTAAGTTAGAAAAAAATCCAAAATTTTTCCCGACAAGAAGCCAATGTGACTACATTTTTAATAATAAAGATGTTGTACCTAAAGTTGCCCGAAAATGGGTTCTTTTGGATTCTTACTTTGCACAAAAATTGGCAGATGAAAAATTCTTAATGACAATTCCTGAAAAGATTTGGATTGAGAAACTTTTATCTGATACAGACAAAGCATATCATATTTGGGGTAAATTTGGTGATAATCAGGAACTTCACGACATATGGGTTCCTAAAGTTGCTATTATCAAAGACAACAAAGTTGAAATTGAAAAAATTGATTACTCAAAATACAAACACCGTCCACCATTAGAACACCAAAAAATTGCCATCGAATCTTTGTTGAAAAATAAGAAGTTTATTCTGGCCGATGATATGGGACTTGGTAAAACCACCTCAACAATTATTGCAGCTTTAGAAACGGGGGCTAAAAAGATTTTGATTATTTGTCCCGCATCTTTGAAGATTAACTGGGAAAGAGAATTTTGGTTGTATTCAAATAAAAAAACTTTTGTTTGTGACGGAAAAAACTTTTCTGAAGATGCGGAAATTTTGATTATGAACTATGACATCATCAAAAATTTCCACGACCCTAAGGACAAAAACAATTCAAAAATATTCAACGCAAATTTCGATTTGGTAATCATCGATGAAGCTCACTACATTCAAAATGTTCAGGCTCAAAGAACAAAACTAATCAATGATTTAGTTAAGAACGTTGAGAGGTTGTGGTTACTCACAGGAACACCAATGACCTCAAGACCAATCAATTATTTCAATCTTTTGTCTTTAGTTGACTCACCTGTTGCTAAGAATTGGATGGCTTACGTTGTTCGATATTGTTCAGGTTATCAATTCAAAGTGGGACCAAGAAAAGTATGGAATGTAATGGGTGCATCCCACTTGGAAGAATTAAGAGATAGGACTTCAACTACGGTACTAAGACGATTAAAAGAAGATGTTTTAGATTTACCTGATAAAATTATTACACCAGTTTACTTGAGATTAAAATCAAAAGTTTACGAAGAATTGATGGGAGATTATTTCAATTGGTATGAAAAAAATCCCGATGAGAGTAAAAACCTCTCTCTTCAATTCACAAAATTAACACAAGTCAGACAAGTTCTTGCTGAGGAAAAAACATCCCACACAATCGAACTTGCTGAAAACATTATAGAACAGGGAAAGAAAGTTATCATTTTTTGTAATTTTACAAAATCTTTAGAAACAATATGTGAACATTTTGGAAAGGCAGCAGTTAGATTGGATGGAACGATGTCAAAAATACAAAGACAAGATTCAGTAGACAGATTCCAAGAAGACGAAAAAGTAAAAGTTTTTGTCGGAAACATAAAAGCTGCAGGTGTGGGAATTACTCTCACCGCCGCTGAGGCAGTTATTATGAACGACTTATCATTTTTACCGTCAGACCATTCACAGTCAGAAGACCGAGCATACCGTTACGGACAAAAAAATAATGTGTTGGTATACTACCCAATTTTTGAGAATACAATTGAAGGAATTATATACGACATATTAAATGCCAAGAAAAAAATTATTGGAACTGTGATGGGTGATATCCAACAAGATGAGACAAATGTTGTTGAAGAAATTTTGAAACTAATTAACAAACAAAGATAAAGAGTATGTTCCTGTTATTTATAAGGAAATACCTTTAATATGCAACATCTACAAGAATCAATACAAAAAGTAGAGAAAGAGATTCTACAAGAAAAAAAGAAAGAAGAGGTGAAAGGTTTATTATCCGAAATGAAAAAAATCGGAATTGAAAAATTACCTTACTCGTATTCAGCCCTGAAAAGATTTATCGACCCCGAAACAATGAATGTTCATTATAACAAACATTACAAAGGGTACGTCAACAAACTCAACAAATTAATTCAAAAAAGAAAAGGTGACGACGATTTAGAAAAGATTATTAGAAATATTTCTAGATTCCCAAAATCTGTTCGTAACAATGCCGGAGGAGCATTCAACCACGCGCTGTTTTGGAATATGTTGTCTCCTGAAGAGATTGAGATAGGTCCTGAGATGAAATCAAGAATTATCAAAGACTTCACCTCAATAGATAAATTCAAAAAAGAATTTTCCAAAATAGCAACCGAAAGATTTGGTTCTGGTTGGGTTTGGGTTGTTCTGACCAAAAAGGGGACACTCAAAATTATGTCGACACCGAATCAGGATAATCCGCTGATGAATGTAATTGAAGATGGGGGATTTCCTCTTTTAGGTTTGGACGTTTGGGAACACGCTTATTATTTAAAATACAAAAATAGAAGAGATGAATATATTAAAAACTTTTGGACGGTTGTAAACTGGAAATTTGTTGAGGATATGTACAGAATGAAAACTGAATCTAATCTGATTCAGGAACAATCTCTGAAACATTTGATTAATGAATCTAAGTCATCTTTTTGTACATCAGGGGAAAAGGAATTTTACAGGATGTTAATGCAAAACAAAGCAATAAAAAACATATATTCCAACGGTATAAGAAAAATTCTTAAAGACACATTTGAAAGTAATTGGAAACCTGCAACAAAAGATGAAATGTCAGGAATTTATGAATTAGAAATATTTCCAAGCGATGAAAAAGGGAGGTCAATTATTAACAAGTTAGACACTAATTTTTCAGTTCTTTGTTTTTTTGTAAAAGATATGAATAGAGTTTTGAAATCACAAGATATAGAAGAACTCAATTTTTTCACAACTCCCGCAAATCAAGAAAAAGAAATAAAAAGAATGCTCAATTATATCGAAAAATATAGTAACAGGATTTTTGACCCAAAGAGTGCAATTTTCAAAAATATTTTTGAAGTTCTAACAAAAAAACATCAAATAGGTGAAAACCGCGAAGATTTTGCAAAAAAAATTATTTCGGTAAATTTACCCGAATCTGTTGTAAACAAAGTTGGTCGATTAGGGTCTAAAGAAGACGCATTCAAAAAAATTGATTTGGAAATCACGATTGGTGGTAATACAAAAAAAGCACAAGTTAAAGGTTTTATGGAACTAATACCTTCAGAGGGTAAAGTTGTTGTAACAGGTGCTGGCGATACTGTAAAATACCCGAACATAGATTGGATGGTGTTTGTTAACTTACAACGAAAAAAAGTTGTGATTTTTGAAAACACTGGTAATGTTGTTATGGGTAATTACGTTTTTGACGAAAACGCAATGATTTACAATTTAGGTTGATACTAACTATTTATAGGTATGTCAGCAATACCTGAACCAGAAAGAAGTAAAATTTATACACGAATCAAACACCAACTTGGTGCACCATTACGTAGTGTAGAATTGGAAGATGAAATGATGGATTCTCTAATGGAATTATCAATTCAAGATTACGAACAATATGTTTTAGATTGGTTAATTGAATCTCAATGGGTTAACTTAGTTAACCTAAATATGAGTGAAAAGTCTGTCGCAAATGCTCTTATAACAAGAACATTTAACTTAGAAGACCAATACTCTTACGCATATTCAAAAATTGTGGGTTTACAAACTGTAGGACCTTGGACACTGAAAAAAGATTATTTTATCTTAAGTGGTGGTGTTCAAACATACGAAATCCCTGCAGGTCGTGAGGTTAACGAACTTCTATGGTTTTCCAACCAACCATTTCAAAATTTAGCTATTATGGGTACGACCGACTTTGGTTTTGGTGGTTTAGGATTAGGCGCCAACCAGGCTGGATTTGCACAATTTGGCAATACAGGTTCGTACTTTATGTTAAGTGGTTTTGATTATTTAATTAGATATCAAGAAGCCAATATTCTTAATAGAATATTGGGGGGTTCCCTTACATATAGAATTACAGGGTTACCCGATGGAAAAAGATTAGTTCACCTTTATAATACCCCTGGTGGTAGATTTAATTGGAATTCTTATTCAAGTTATGAGGGGAATGCTGTTTGGTATTGGTATTACGATGTTGATGGTGACAGTAGAAAATCTTGTCTTAGAGATAATCCCGATGTTATTAAATTACCATCCGATGTTCCAATTGAGGAACTTTCTTGGGAAGACTTAAATACACCCGCACAACAATGGGTTCGTAGGTGGTTCACCGCCTATTGTAAAGAAACTTTAGCAAGGGTTAGAGGGAAGTATTCGGGTAATCTAAAAACACCCGATTCTGAACTAATTATGGACTATACCTCGTTAGCAACAGAATCTAAAGATGAAAAATCTAAATTAGAAGAAGAACTGAAATTGCGTCTCGAGAGACTTCGTCCTGAAAAACAAATGGAAAAAGAAGCAATCATCGCAGAAAATCTTAACAAACAAATGAAATACAGAGCAATGCCTCGTCAAATTTATGTAATTTAAAAATATGGCAGTTTTAAAAAGTATACCATCACAAAGATTAATTGGGGGTAAGGTTATCAATACCTCAGAGTTATCTATAGTATCAGAGTCTTTCTACGAAACACACGGTGAAGCCTGTATTATCGTAAGAGAAACTCCATTTTGTAAAATTAGACTCGATAGTTTATCTACAGACCACACCGTAGTTAAAGCGTTAACTAAAGTTTTAATAATTCCTGATGTCGGAAAAATTGACGAAGTTTACGACGAAATTGACTTAGATTGGGGAGCTTGTGTGGAATTCCGATTTGCTGCAGGTAATTGGTACATTATTTCATCAGACGGTCTCAAGAACTCCTGATTGTAAATAATTTTCCCAATTCTCATCTGCTAAGTCGTACATATACATAGGGTCAAGACCACGTCTTTTCCAATAGTCGACCTCACCATCAGACATCTGCATAACCTCTTCCAAATCATCTTGGTCTCCTTGACCTAAAGGTAGTCCATTTACTAACTCACACTGAGTACCTGTAAATAGACCTCTGTCCTCAGGTTTGTCAACCAACAAAGCATTTCTTACATCTTCTTTAAAAACAACCATCAAAGGTTCAATACGTTTGTTGAATGTTGTGATAGCTCTTGGTACATTATATGGTCCTGTCATATTTGGATTATTTTCCAAATCATTTGGGTCCAAAATATAACAATTCAATCTGATTATAGATTCCAAATTGTCAGGTGGAAGTTTTCCAAAATGTTTTTCGTAATAATCTGAATCTTCTTTTCTCCAACCACTTTTGAGTTTACCAACTTTTTGTACATCACCGTGAGACGCTTTAGTACCGTTATTAACGTACATAATCATATCTCCCAAGTTAACGTTCATCTTGTGTGTAATTGCCAACTCCATATGGGCTTGACGAGACATCAATGAACCTGCCTTAGTCTTCTGAGTACATCTTGTTTTATAATCATCAAGAGTTTGTTTCACTTTTGCCTTTTGAGCAATCTTAGCCAAAGGAATTTGTTGATTGTAAATTTTATCTATGTATTGGTAGTAGTATTCAACAAACTCTTTACCATTACCTTGTAACAATAATTTGATTCCTTTATCGAGAAACTCCTCGATGTAGCCAGGTAATTTCTTAGACTTGATAGTATTACCAACCAACTTGATTTTACCCTTGTCTGTTAAAAGTGCGTAGTTTTTACGAGCAATGTTGATACAGGATGGCCAAACACCGTCAGTATCAAGAGCCATCTCACCCCTCATAAAAATATCATTGTACTCGGCTACGTCCGCCTCAGCGCCTTCATAAACTCTCCCCTGCTTAACTTTCCAATTCAAACCCTTACCAACATATCGGTGAGTATCAATATCGTCAGGAGATGAGAAGTTTACACCATCAGTGTCCATCACAAGTGGAGTATATCCACGAGCCATAAAGAACTTAATCATCTGACGTAGATACTGACGACCCGTACAGGTAATTTGTTCCCCCATATACATATCTCCCCACGCAAATACCTGAGGTGCGGATAAAGCTCCAAACATCGAGTTGATAAAGATTTTAATAGGCAACTGTTTGTTGTTGTAAGTTGCTGCTAGTTGGGGGTTATTCTTTTCATTTTGTTCCGCCAACTGTTTGTACATAATACGTGTATCACGGAAATACTTTAACATACCTTTCATTGCTCCTGTAACATCACACTGAGGGAATACATCGTGAACCAACTGAATGGATGGATACAAAGATGAAAAGTCGAGTTTTAACACGTTCCTTGAGTATCCGACTTTGAGAAGACGAGACAAACCACCAACAAAATCTGTTTTGGTTTGTTTTGCAGGAATTGCAAGGTTGTGTTTATAACTCCAAGCCAGCATCAACATTTTCCACAAAGTTGCAGTACCCATAGTAGATACTCTTTCGTAGGTTGTAGGAATCATAGATGCGAGAAGAAATGATGCCTGATTAAATTCTTTGTCAACTTTCAAGGTCTCTTCCAAGTCATCTTGAAGATATCTTTCAACTAACTCAGCACCGTCAGTCAAGATATATGTGTCAGGGAATTTTTTATCCAAATCAACAAAATCACCTTTCTTTCTGTACTCACCATTCTTGAGGTTTAGCCAATATTCTTTCTTCTCTTGATACATCTTACCAATAGAATCGTGTCCGATATAAACTCGGTCAGGTTCTTTTACGTTGGTGTATTCTGCGATGTATTTCAGACCCGCAGATTTGATAGATGAGTTAATTGCCTGTGCACGTCTTACCGCGTGAATAATATCAATTACATTATAACCCCAAATCGAAGTTTGCATAAAGTCCTCAACTTCGTTAGCCAACTTCAACATATTTTTCTTCTGAGTAATTGAATGTTCAGGGTGAAGAGACTTACAAATCTTTTTGATATTAATACCCAAAATTCTACATCTCTCGTGAATCCAATACCAGTCAAAGTTTGCTGAATTATATCCACCAATAATACTTGGTTTCAATTCATTGATTACGTTGAAAAACTCTATAATACCCTTCTTTTCGTCTTCTTCATTAATACACTCAATAATCCTATTGTAACCTTTGTTGGTGCGAATTCCAATCATAAAGATTCGACCGTCCTTGGGCTCTAATGACGTTGTTTCTAAGTCATATACCAAACGACTCACATCATCGTAATCTTCAAACCCCTTGAAAAGACGTTTTTGTTTCGCAATAAAGTATTGCTCAACGGGGGGTAAAATCATAATCTTATCCTTGTATTTCTCTCCCCAAGGGTCTGCACCACCATCTCTAAAAAATTGAATGAGACTTCTATAACCTTTCAAACATTTGACCATAAAAGTCAAACCTTTCTCCATTCTTTCATCACCGTGAGTATCCAATTTTTCAATCACAATACCGTGTTGGGACATAGCCTCCTTTTGATGTGCTTTGGAATTGTTGTAAAAATTTAGACCTTTTAGGTCACCAACCCAACAAAAGGCTATGAATGTATCCTTTCGGATTTCTTTTCCCTTACCAGGAATTTCCTTAATTTTGTAGATGGAGTCAGAAGCATAGTCGAATTCTACTGCCACAATGTGTTCCTCGGGGTCATTTCCCTCGAGAAATTCTTTGATTTCTTTTTGGTCTATCATTTCTTGAAATTTTACGAGTGACACATTTTCTTTCACAGGTGTGTGAAGTTTGTCTTCTCATTCGTAAATAAATATAAAACGACGACTTACCTTTGTCAAATTAAAAATTGAGGGCTTGCTTAATTCTGATTACGAAATTGTCAACAACAGTTTGACAATCTCCTGAAGTGACTAATTGACCACCGCTTTTTGACAACAAAGTTTTGATTGCCAATACATTTTCAGTATTTGGTCCTGATGTGTACAGATAACCACCACAACCACCATCGGTTGTTGGTTGCGCAAAACTTGTAACAGTACCAAATACTGAATCCCAATTAGGGTGTCCCAAAAGAATGTATAAATCACAGTGGGATGGGTCACTGGCATTATAAGTTTCCCTATAAAAAGCATAAACTGTGAAACCACTAACAACTTGATTATTGTAGATATTTCCACTAGCTAAAGTACCTCCTCCGTCCGCGCCTGAGTTCCCTCCTGTTTGGAAACCAATTGGTAATCCTGGACCATAAGTGGTATTATCTCTAGCCCCCAAAACGGTCAGTGGTAGGTAAGTTGGACTTTGTACAACATTAAATTGTTCATAACCCAAACTAATATAACCAAAACTGGTGTCTAAGTTTGCGGTTGTTGCCGAATTAGTGTAATCAACGGCATACGGGTATGCGCCAGCACTATATCCACCGGTACTAATATACTCAGTATTTGCGATAACCCAAGGTGAACTAATATTTCCGTCATCATACATATCACCACCACCATCACTGATGAAGTATCCATTACCATCTAACTGATAATTGTAAAAACTAGGATTTCTGAACTCAGGCATAAAACCTCTCAGATATGTTGCAATAGTTTCTAAATCATTAAATGGTGTTGATGGGGTATATGAAGTCCAATAGTTATTTGTATTTAACCAATTTTTAGCTTCCGTACCACCTGTAAAAGTTTGAGGGTCATTATCTTGGATGGTAATGTATTCTGCCAATTCTATAAATGATTCTTCAGTTTTTACGGGTGTTTTAAAAAATCCAACAAAACAAGGGACTGATAAAGGATTTGGGTGATTACCAGCAGGAACTTCATAAGCAACAACATAGTGTGATTCTTCATCGGGTGTCGCCCAAAATCTATAACCTAAAGGAAAAGTACCATAGTCTTGGTTTGTAGAACCAATTGCTAAGTTTCCTAATTGAGTTGTACCAGGAATAGGAGTTCCCGAATTATTATATGCGATTGGTGTTATTGTTGCCACTTTTTTATAAATATTTGTTTATAACCCATACTTGGATTTATCGGCGTTAAAGTTTTCTAATACTTGAGATGATGTGAGAGCTGCGTTGTATATACGAGTAATACCAATTCTTCCATCAAACCACTGAGAAAACTCACCTCCATTGTAACTACCTATGTAAAGTGGATTACTTGTGTTTAATATACTCGCTAAATTATGATTTACAGTTCCTATACTTACTCCATTTACAAATGTTTGTAAAGTTTTTGTTCCGCCATTTGTGAAGACATAAACTATTTGATACCACGTTCCGATTGTTCCAATATGAGGTGAGCTATCTACATACAATGTACCAGTTGGACCTCCGCCACTTCCCGAACCACTACCCAATTGTGCATAATATGTGGTGTTAGTTGTTCTAATACTGTAACTCACATCGGATGCAAGTCCCCCATTATCAAATTTTCCAAGAACAACATCATTACCCAACACTGATTGGTTGACCCATACTTCCATAGTCCAATTACCACTTCCTGGTTCTAATAACACATTATCGGCAACACGAACTTGTGATGAGATTCCATTATAGGTAAAATACGGTGATGTAAATGTGATTCCTGACATCAAACCATTCAATCCATTTCCTGACAAATCGTTGATTATTGTACCAGTTCCAGAATAACTTGAAGGATTACTTGGGTCATAATACAATACAAGATTGCTTAAAACAGGTGCAGGCGTTGCAGTTGGTGATGGTGTCTGAGTATTTGTTGGAGTGGGTGTTGGTGTTGATGTTACATTAGGCGTACCTGTTTGTGTTGGAGTTGGTGTATTAGTAGGCGTTTCAGTGTTAGTTGGAGTTGGTGTATTAGTTGGAGTTTCAGTGTTTGTTGGAGTTGGTGTTTCAGTAGGAGTTGGTGTTGGTGTTACATTTCCGTTTATTT